CGACTTAAAACCTATTGAAATTGTTAAAGGAAAAGTAAAAACTGTTTTTAGATCTAAAAATCCGGAGGAAGTTGTCATTAAGTATGAAGACCGTGTAACTGCGGGTAATGGTGCTAAAATTGATTATCCAGAGGAAAAAGGTAAAATTTGTTGTTTAATATCATCATTACTTTTTGAATATCTAGAATCTAGATCAATAAGAACTCATTTTATTGATTGTCTATCTGTAGACACCATGAGATGTAAAAATCTTACAATCATACCATTAGAAGTAATTGTTAGAAATATTGCTGCAGGGTCAATTGTTAAGACCACACATTTAATGGAAGGAACTATTATTCAACCTCCAATAGTTGAATTTTTTCTCAAGGACGATAGTAAAAATGATCCTTTACTTACTCCAGATAGAGTAAGATTGATGGGAATTGATATTGAACCTTTGATTGAAACTTCTTTAAATATCAATCAAGAATTGCAGCAATTATTTTTACTTTGTGGTATTGATTTAGTTGATTTCAAATTGGAATATGGTCATGATGCACATGGTAATTTATTTGTTGCCGATGAACTCTCTCCTGATAACATGAGATTATGGAGTAAAAGTATAGACCGTGATAGATTTGATAAAGATTTGTTCAGATCTGGAGAAGGTGATATAGTAGAAGCATACAAAATTATTTTAAAGAAACTGAGGAAGTTTGTATGAGTAATAGTGATTTTATTTGGGTTGAAAAATATAGACCAAAAACAATTGAAGAGTGCATACTTCCTGATGATACCAAAAAAACCTTTCAATCTTTCCTAGATAGAGGGGAGATACCAAATATGTTACTTTCCGGTCCTCCAGGCATCGGTAAGACAACAGTAGCAAAGGCACTATGTAATCAGTTAGGAGTAGATTATTATGTCATCAATGGATCCGATGAGGGACGATTCTTGGATACTGTCCGAAACAATGCGAAAAACTTCGCTTCGACCGTCTCGCTTTCTTCAACTGCAAAACACAAAGTCATCATCATTGATGAGGCAGATAACACGTCCAATGATGTACAACTCCTCTTACGGGCGTTTATTGAGGAGTTTGCTGGTAACTGTAGATTCATCTTCACCTGTAATTACAAAAACAAAATCCTTGAACCTCTCCATTCCCGTTGTGCCGTCGTTGAATTTGGAATCGGTGGAAAACAAAAGCAACTCATTGCCGCACAATTTTTCAAGCGACTCCAAGAAATTCTGGGACTTGAGCACATTGAATACGACAACAAAGCCCTCGTTGAACTTATCAACAAACACTTCCCAGACTGGCGACGAGTCCTTAACGAATGCCAAAGGTACTCCGTTTCTGGAAAGATTGATTCGGGCATTCTCGCGACGTTTTCGGACGTTTCAGTAAATGAACTTGTTAAAGACCTTAAAAACAAAAATTTCTCAGAAGTCCGGAAGTGGATCGTTTCTAATCTGGACAATGATACTAGCGTTCTTCTTAGGAGGATTTATGATTCTCTTTATGATTCGTTGGTTCCTGGTAGTATTCCTGCTGCTGTGCTTGTTCTCGCTAAGTATCAGTATCAGGGAGCGTTCGTGGCGGATCAGGAGATAAATATGCTTGCTTGTTTAACTGAATTAATGGTGGAGTGTGAATTTAAATGAGTAGTGTAGAAGCACCGGATGAATTGGTCGATAAGAATGGATTTAGTATTAAACCACCCATTAGTGATAAAGAATGTATTCTTATATGTCTAGAAAATGCTCCGTGCGGAACTAATAAAAAACAAGTTCAAAGATTAATTATGGAGTATGAATCTAAATGAAACACTATAATATACATAATCTAAAACTAGATGATGATGAATTAAAGTATATAATTAAATTATTGAGTTGCTTTAAAACAGAGAGTCCTCTTGATGAAATTTTACTAAGAATGAAACGCACTGCTTATCCAGATGAATATGAGGATCCCATAGTATCATTCCGTAAAACTATTTCTTATTATAATTCTGAAGGAGAATACTTTAATGAAAAAGAAAATTGATAAGATTATTGATAAGTCTTTGAGATTTCATCATCGAGATATTCATAAAGAATTTACTGAAATGAAACTCAGAGCACAGGTAAAATCTAAGTGGTATTACATTTTTTGGGGTATTGCCACTGTTTCTGTTTTTCTGGGACAACTATATGTTGGATCTGGATATCGTATAATGTCCGAAAGTGTAAACTCGCTTATTGAATATGGGTCTTCTAAAAATTGATAAAAATAATTTGGTGGAACCAAAAGTAAAGACTACACCACAGAACGTATCAGAGGCAAATAATGCACTATTCCGTGCTAAAATGACTCTACCTGCTGCCGCAAAACATTGTGGTATGACCCATAAGGAAATGAAACTGACCTTCTGGGAATATTTGAAGTATAACAAACCTGATTATGAAGTCCCTTAAAACACCTTTACGCTATCCTGGCGGCAAGAGTCGAGCATGTACAAAATTGGATCAGTTTATTCCCGATCTTAGAGATTATACGGAATATAGAGAACCATTTCTTGGTGGTGGTAGCGTTGCCATTCACATTACTAAAAAATATCCACATCTGGATATTTGGGTAAATGATTTATATGAACCTCTTTATAATTTTTGGAGAGTTCTCCAAGATGATGGACATGCTCTTTATAAAAGACTTCAAGATTTAAAGTCTAGATATCCTGATGAGGCATCTGCCAGAGGATTATTTTTAGAAGCAAAAGATGTTGTAAACGATTATGCTCAACCAAATTTATTTCGTGCTACTGCTTTTTATGTCATTAACAAGTGTAGCTTTAGTGGTCTCACTGAATCATCCTCATTCAGTAGACAAGCAAGTGTCTCAAACTTCTCAATGCGAGGAATCGAAAAACTTCCAGGATACACTCAAATAATTAAAAACTGGAAGATTACAAATTGGTCCTATGAAGGACTACTGACGGATTCAAAATCATGTTTTACATATCTTGATCCTCCTTATGACATTAAAGATAATCTTTATGGTAAAGGTGGTGATATGCATAAGAAGTTTGATCATGATGACTTTGCCTCAGATTGTGATCGATTTATAGGTCATCAGTTAATATCTTATAATTCATCACAATTAGTTAAAGATCGTTTTAAAGGATGGGAAGTTGGTGAGTTTGATCTCACATATACTATGAGATCCGTTGGTGAATATATGAGAGAACAGCAACAACGCAAAGAACTACTACTTTTTAATTATGGAATTGAAGGATTGGTTGAACAGTATCAATCAGACGAAGAAGCATCTGATTGACGAAGACCCCTCTATTGAAAAAGAATATCCTCCTTATATTGTGAACCGTTGTTTCTCTGGGCACATCGATACTTTGATGTTTGCTAATGAGATGAATAAGTATAACTTTCTTCCAAAGAAACTTCAATACGATTTTCTTATAAATATTGTGAGGAAAAAGAAGAGATTTTCTCCCTGGCTCCGACAAGATAAAATCAAAGATCTTGATTATGTCAAACGTTATTATGGTTATAGTAATGAAAAGGCAAAGCAGGCTTTGAAAATACTGACACAAGAACAATTAGAGTTCATTAAATCGAAATTTGACACTGGAGGAAAAAGATGAGTGTGGTTAGAGAACCTGAGGTGAGTTGGTCTCCCGAACAAATGGTTGAAATTGTCCTGAATGAACCGGATGATTTCCTCAAAGTACGAGAAACCTTGACGAGAATCGGAGTCGCGTCACGGAAGGAAAAGAAAATCTATCAATCCTGCCATATTCTGCATAAACAAGGTAGATATTATTTGGTGCATTTCAAAGAGTTATTTGCATTAGATGGTAAACATGCAAATCTAACTCAGAACGATGTTCAACGTCGTAATCGTATTGCTCAGTTGCTTGCCGATTGGGGTCTTATCAGTATTGTTGATGTAGAAAAAATTCAAGACATCGCACCATTAAACCAGATTAAAGTTCTGGCATACAAGGATAAGCAAGACTGGATTCTTGAGACCAAGTACAATATTGGTTCTAAGAAGAAACGGACAGAAGAGGCAGAATAAAATGAAGGAGGGTTGACACCCTCTTTTTTTATGTTATACTATAAAGGTAAACTCGATTAAATAAAAAGGAGTTACTATGAATTCTAGAGAATACGCTGAGTGGTTGATTGACCAACTGCTTTATAATTCAGTTCAAAGTATTGATGCTCGATTGGGAGAAGGATATCATACTAAAAATCCTCGTCTTGTGTGTGAATTAACAAAACTTCAATATGAAGAATACAAGAGGCAAGAAAACTTTGAATTGGAAGAGGCAAAAGTACAAAAAGTACAAAAAGTTTCAAATTACAATTTTACAAATTCCTCTGTAAAAAAACGGTCTAAAAGAGAACAATTCACCTTTAAAAAATTTAATATCCCTGTGGGGGCAGAACTTGAATGTCTTTTGGCACCACATATTAAGTTTACGGTCGCTAACAAAGGTCATAAGATTTCATTTAATACTAGAGATGGGAAGTCTGTAGAAACTAGCATGAGTGCATTCGCTAATCAAATGCTTGGAGGCTCTCAGCG